CATGAGGATTTTCTCGAATGGTATTATAGCACTATAAAAATGGACGAAAAAAAGCCTTAAATAGCGGTATTATAAGGGATTTATATAACTTTTTATGCTGTTTCAAGGTGGGTAAAAATCACTAAAAGTTGCTCAATTACCCACACATTGTCCACACTTGTGGTTTCATGGACAGAAAAAAAGACGGACTTTTTGTCCGTCTTTTCTGCTATTAGATCCTGCCGGGGAGTTTGTCGATGGCTTCTACAAGTGTACTGTCCGGACGATGAGTATATCTGTCGGTTATGTCCTTGCTGGCATGGCCCAGGATAAGCTTTGCTATATCATCAGGCACATTTGCTTCACGCAGCATGGTGGCAAATGTATGACGTGCATAATGCGGAGTGTATGATTCGTCAAGGCCCCAGCGCTGCAGAAAAGGGATCCACTTACGCATCGTCAGGGCATTGTAAGTGAACGGAACTGGTCCTCTCGGGGTGGAACGCATAATGAGGTTTTCACCCGGCTCAGCCATATAACGCTCTATAATGGGCAGGATGCACTTATGGATCGGCACACGTCGATTTTTGCCGGCCGCGGTTTTTGAACCTCCTACCATTATCCTGGCTTCAAGATCAACAGCTGACTTCTCCAGGGAGAGCAGCTCGTTGGCACGAAAGCCGGTGTAAATATATATCATAAGGATCTCGGCAAACTGTTCGCCGGCATCAATGGCGCTCCATAGTTTTGCTATATCTTCCTGCGAAAATGGATGTCGTGTGGTCTCGGGCTCCGGATCACGCGTATATACAAACTTAGAATAGTTTTTTGTGCAGATATCATGTTTGATAGCATAGCCGTATAATTGGTTCCACAATTTTTTCAAACTGTTTTGTGACGCAAAGCCGAAAGCCACATCTTGCATTACTTTTTCAAAATCACGGGAGCGCAGTTCACGCATTTTGCACTCGTGCAGCAAAACCGAGTTTTTGTAAGCAGCTGCATAGCCACGACAAGCTGACTTAGAGATTGTGGGAAACTTCTCTTTTGACCACATCGCGTAAATATCGGCAAAGGTGCACGTTGAGGCCTCCATTGTATACGGATCTCGTTTGTAATTATAGAGGGCCTCGATGGCCTCGGCCTCGGTGGCAAAGCAGCCGATCTGAATATAATGCTGTTTGACCTTGCCGGTTTCATAATCGACTGTGGCATTGCCGGCAACGCGAGCTCGCCAAGGCTTGCTGCGGTTCTTGCCATCGCCGATCAGATGGACGCTGCCGGCTCCGTAGGGAAGACGGACGCGGCGGCTTTTTCTTTTCTTTTGGGGCATAAAAAACACCTCTCCTTTTGGCATTGTCTGAAAATTAAGTAGACTTGACCAAGGGCAGGTGGTATAATAATCCTGTTCAGATATTACGGGCCCTGTCCCGGTCGATATCTTCAAAGCCTCTCTCTGTTGCCGCAGAGAGGGGCTTTTTTTATTTGTTTTTATCCTCATTGAGCTTGCGCTCAAGCTCTGCACAATACTTTGAAAGCAGTAAATAACGGTTCTCCCATTGTGCTGTCTGACGCTCGGCATGCTCTGAATAGAGAGCCATATCTCTGATTTCAGCCAATTTAAAAAACAGATAAAACGCAGAAATAACCACGATGATAAACAGTATATTCGCCATCCATTCGGGGATTGGCAGCTTATCAAGCATGACTGCACCGGCATATAGCCAAGATGCAACTAACGTCAACTGAGCGAACCAAATAGTAGTTTGGATAGAGTTTTCAGACATAATTCCTCTTTTTCTAAAAGATCCTCCCATATTAGGTGTCCTATAAACCGGATATAACACGGATTAGAAAAAACTGGTCATTGAATTTTCAGAACAGCCGTTCTATAATTTTCACAGGGAGGAAGACAATGACTATATATGAAAAATATGAGATGCTGACAAATGAAGAAAAAGAAGTTGTTATTCGCGAGATCGAAGACTTAATAGCTGCTCGATCAGAGAGTCGACAACCTTCTTCTCATCAGGAGTAAGCAAGTCATACCCCGCATCCCTCAGCCCGCTGGCCATTTGGCCGGCGGGTTTTTCTTTTTCTATGGATCTTTTTTCGATGAGGCGAGCTGCAGCTGCCTGATCCCTTTCAAGAGATGCTTTATAGATCATCCCATCAAGTGAGTTAGTTATTCCGAGAAGATCTGTTATGGGAACCTGAAAGTAGTCGGCAATACGTTGCAAAGTGTCAGACGAGGGTGTTGCACCTGTTTTTTTCCACTTGGTCGGTGTTGCGTTGCTTAAGCCTATTTCCAATGCAGCTTTGTTGCATGAGATGCCTTTTGCATCGCAAAGCTGTTTGAATGTGTCAAAAAACATAAAATCGACACTCCTTTTTTGTGCAAAACACAGAACCTAACCGAAGTTAGAAAAAAGCTATTGACTTACTAACTAAAGTTAGGTAATATACAAGTGCACCTGATTACAGTTAGAGGGGCAACCGGTTAGGTTTTGGTGTTTTTGATTATTAGCAACATTATCTTACATCAAAACCTAACCAAAGTCAACTTAATGAGCTAAGGGAGGTTAGTTTTCGTTATGCCTGCACAATGGACAGCTGAAATAATTGGTCAATTACACCTTAACCGCATTACAGCGAAGCAGCTTGCGGCAGAAATAGGTTGGCATGAAAAGTATCTTTCGCACGTGCTTAATGGCCACGAAGAGCCTAATGGAGCAGAAAGAAAGATAAGAGATGCTTTGGATCGCCTGATTGTTCAGAAACAGAACGAAGAGAAAGAGGAGAAGTAAGAATGCTCGGTGTAGCAGCTGTTATGGCGGTGTTCCCGGTGGGGATCCTGCTGGGCGCAATAATGACATATCCCATCTACCGATGGGCAGGAGGAAAGAAGAGCCTTTGGCGCTGGATAGCTGAGATATGATCCGCCAGCGCAAGAGGGCCTGGCGCCACATACAGCGCCGGCGCTTCAGATGCAGCGTATGCGGCACCGAAGTGGTGGCCCCGAAAGCGGCAGGCCGAACACCGGAAGGGCACATAAAGCACATGTGGTGCTTCGTGTGTAAAGAACGTACCGAGCACGTGCAGCTCGGCATAAGAAACATGGACGGAGAACTGATAAAGGAGGAAGACGATGGCTAAATGTAGTATTTGCGGAAAGCAGGAGAGCTCGATGTACTGCATCTGCGGCAGTTGCCTGCCCGGGCAGCCTAAGGCCCTGAGAGAGCATGACCCGAAAAAGGTAGTGCCCAGGAAAGCCCTGGACGTGCTGATCGAGGCCGTAAAGGATTACAACGGCAGCTATGACGAAGGGCCGGGCATTATGCGTAAAAAACTGAACGCCATTTCCGAGGCAAGAAATGAGATCGAAGTTCAGGCAAGCCATAGAACCGCGTGGGGCGTGGCAGCCTTTATAGACGGCCTGTGCGGCGTATATGGCATGATGCCTGATGCGACCAATGAAGAGATCTATATGCTTCTCAAGATGATCGGTTGGGAGGTCGTAGACCATGACTAAGAAAATCAGGATCGCCGACGTGGCCAGGCTCACAAAGAAGTCTGACCGATTTATCCGAGAGGCCATCAAAGCCGGCTATTTGGACTTCGGGATCGCCATGCAGACCGAGGGCAGCAGCAAGTGGAGCTTTATGATAAGCGTACCCAAGTTTGCCGAATACCTGGGTGTGAGCGTGGACGAGCTTTGGGACATGGTGGACGGCCTCAAGAAAGGGGCGTAGATCATGGCTCTGATGTGTAAATACGGCGGTCGAGAATGTGACGGCTGCGGCGCTTGTTATGAACGAGAGTTTTGGGGAGAGGAAGACCATGAAGACTATGACGAGGATGGTGATATGGAATGAAACTGTATGAAATAGACCAGGCGATCATGGATCTTGTGGATCCGGAGACCGGCGAAATTGCCGATTGGGAAGCCTTTGCACAGCTCCAGATGGAGCGAGACCGAAAAATCGAAAATGTGGCCTGCTGGTATAAAAATCTGATGGCCGATGTGAACGCAATCAAGGCCGAAGAGAAAGCACTTGAAGAGCGCCGCAAGGCGATAGAGCAGCAGGCGAACCGGAAATTGGAGTTTTTGGAAAGGGCGCTGTGCGGCCAGAAGTTCCAAACGGCCAGATGCTCGATCACTTTCCGCAAAACGACAAGCGTAGCTCTGTCTGACGAAGCAGCAGCTATAGAATGGGCAAAGGCCAACGGCCGTGAAGATCTGCTGAAGATCACGGCACCCACGATCAACAAGACTGAACTGGCCAAGGTGCTTAAAAACAAAATCGCCGTGCCCGGCGCGGAGATCTCAAATGGACTTAGCATGGGGGTGAAGTAAATGGAGAACCTGAGAATATACGAAGCTTTGAGAGCCGTGCCCGATAACGCCAAAAGGCCTATCCAGGGCGGAAAGCTCAAGGGCAAGACAGATATTAACCCTGTGTGGAGAATTAAGGCCCTGACCGAGCAGTTTGGCCCCTGCGGCATAGGCTGGTGGTACACCATCGAAAAGGAATGGACAGAGCCGGGCGCAGGCGGCACGGTGGCGGCCTTTGTAGATATCAACCTTTACTACAAGGAGGACGGCGTTATGTCGGTGCCCATCCCCGGAACAGGCGGCAGTATGCTTGTGGACCTGGAAAAGGGCAAGCTTGTGACCAATGACGAGGCCTTTAAGATGGCCCTGACCGATGCCATATCGGTGGCCTGCAAGGCTATAGGCGTGGCAGCCGACGTCTATTGGGAAGCCGATACAACCAAGTATGGCCGAGCGTCTTCAACGGATCCTGAGCCTGCCAAGCCTCAGCAGAGGCAGCCTAAAGAACAGCCTTATGTCTGCTCGGCCTGCGGCCAGGTTATAACCGACTATAACGATGACCAGGGCAGACGCATATCGGCCAAGCGCCATGCGGAAGCCAGCCTGCAGAAGTATGGACAGCTCCTGTGTGTGGACTGCATACAGAGGAAGCAGAGCGGAGACCTGACAGCAGCATTTTATAGAGCCGAAGAATACGGAGTGCCGGTGAACAGGGCATGAAGAGCCCTGTAGACACAGTCAAAGGCCAGATCATAGGGTATGACGAAAGGCGCGGAGAGCTGCTGATCCGCGCGCCCTATGATGACTGGCTGACATTGACCAGGAGGGAATATAAGAACTGCCTTGTGCAGCTCGTCGACAGCCGCCCTCTGAGCGATAAGCAGAGGCGCATGTGCTATAAGCTGCTGCATGAGATCTCGGACTATACCGGGCAGGGCCTGGACACCACAAAAGAGTGGATGAAGATAAAGTTCCTTGCAGAGGATCTTGAGCAGACTGCAGATAAGATCTTCAGCCTGAGTAATGCGCCCATGAGCCTGGTGTGCGCCTTTCAGCGCTTCCTGATCCACTTCATCCTGGATTGGGATATTCCCTGCAGCTTTCCTCTGCTGGACTATGTGGACGATGTGGCAGATTACATTTATCACTGCCTTATAACCAAGAAGTGCTGCATAAGCGGCCGGCCTGCAGATCTGCATCACGTAGACCGCGTGGGCATGGGCCGCGACCGCAGCGACATCATACATGAGGGCATGGAAGTGCTGCCCCTGGCACGCCAGTACCACGAAGAGGCCCACACGATGCCCGATGACGAATTTCTTGGGAAATACCACATACCGGGCGGTATCATCATGGACAAGACCCTCTGCAGGCTGTACGGCCTCAAGGCGAAGGGAGGGAAAAAGGCATGATGTATGCAGTAATAGGCCTTACGGCCTATGCGGTGGTGATAACGCGGATCGCGTTCGCCCTATACCGCGAGAACAAGAGCACAATGACATTTCTCGACCGCCAGTACAAACGCGAAGAAAGGGGCCGGAGAAAGTGAAGATAACCGACTTTATAGGCATAGGCCGTGAGAACGCCGTGACGAGAGAGCAGCTTGCGGCAAACCTCGGCATATCAGACCGCAGGGTGCGCCGCCTGATCGCCGATGCCCGGCACAAGGGCGTGCCCATCATCAATATGCAGGACGGCAAGGGCTATTACATAAGCGAGGACCCAAAGGAGCTGCGCCGGCAATATGCGGCAAATCAGCACCGGGCGCTTGCCATCCTGAGGCAGCAGCGATATATCCGTAAAAAAATTACGGAAGCCGAAATGAAGGGTGAACCGACGCTGTTTGACCTGGAGGTGGAAGCATGAAGCATTTCTTTGAAGTGGGCATAGCAAAGGAATACGGCGTCAATGCGGCCGTCCTGCTTGAAAACATAGCATATTGGACGGCTCAGAATGAGGCCAACGAGACCAACTTTTATGATGGCCTATATTGGACATTTAACAGCCGCAGGGCTTTTCGTGAGCTTTTTCCATACATGAGCGAAAAGCAAATCTACAATGCTTTGCAAAAGTTGATTGATGCAGGTCTCGTTGTAACCGGCAATTATAACAGATTAGCCTATGACCGAACCTTGTGGTATGCATTATCCCAAAAGGGAAAATCCATTGTCCATTTTGACACAATGGATTGTACCGAAAGGGACAATGGAAACAGCCAAAAGGGACAACCAATACCAGATATAAACACAAATATAAACGCAGTTATAAACACAGATATAGAGAGGGTAGATTATCAGCAGATCGCTGATATGTATAACGAGATATGCATCTCGTTCCCCCGTGTCCGCAACCTATCGGAAGCGAGAAAAAAAGCCATAAAGGCACGCCTCAAAACATATTCGGTGGAAGACTTCCGCGCATTGTTTAAGCAGGCCGAACAAAGCGATTTCCTTAAAGGGGGCAATAAACGAAACTGGACAGCAACCTTTGACTGGCTGATCCAGGACGGCAATATGGCCAAGGTGCTGGACGGGAACTATGACAACAATGGAGGCCCGAACGATGGAAGCTTTGAGTCAGGCATTGAAACCAATACTGGAAAAGGCAAAGTCACATACGGAACTGTCCTTTGAGGGGATGAGCCGAAAGGATTTTGAAGAGCTGCAGGTAAAGTGGCTTAACGAGACTGAGGGCAAGCTCCATGAGCAGGATGGTTACGAATGCAGGGAGTGCCGGAACAAAGGTTATATCGTGCGCCTGGTCGATAACAACGGCCAGCTGTCGCAGGTAAGCCGGGACTGCAAGTGTGCAGAGATCCGCCGCAGCATTGCCAGGATGAAAAAGAGCGGCCTTAAGAACGTCATCCAGGATTACACCTTCAGCAAGTATCAGGCCGCCGAGCCCTGGCAGCAGACCCTTAAGACAGCTGCCGAGGATTACTCGAAAGCTCCTGAGGGATGGTTCTTCATCGGCGGGCAATCGGGCGCCGGCAAGACCCACCTTTGTACGGCAATATGCCGGGCGCAGCTGCTTGAGGGCAAGAGCGTGCAGTACATGATGTGGCGAGATGACATTGCCAGGATCAAGGCCACGGCCACCGAGTATGAAGAGCTTTCGGAAAGACTGGACAGACTTAAGACTGCCGAACTGCTATACATAGATGACCTGTTCAAGACCGGCAAGGCTCCGGACGGCAGCACACAGAGGCCGACAAGCGCAGATATCAATTATGCTTTTGAGATCCTGAATTTCCGATATAACGAGCGCCTGGCCACCATCATATCCAGCGAGTTTACTTTGGACGAGCTGCTTGAGATAGATGAAGCCATAGGCGGTAGGATCTGTGAAAGGGCAAAGGTCTTCTCCATCCGGAAGGACCGAGCGAAGAACTGGCGTACACGTAACGCCGTGACACTTTAGGAGGAACAAAATGATCGCAATCAGGAAGAGGCCCGGCGAGGCTGCCGAGCTTATCGAGATCGAAAACAAGCTGAGCGCCTTGCAGAAGGAAGTGGGCGGTTATATCCAGGCAATCAACATTGCGGAGGATGCCGCCATCATCTGCGACGAAGATGGCAGGCTCAAGGGATATGAGCATAACTGTGAAGTGCTGAGCATTGGCTTCTGCGGCACCATCCTGGTGGTGGGCGTGGACGGTGAGAACTTCTGCAGCCTTAAAGAGCCTGAGCAGACGCGCAAGGTCATCTTCGGCAAGTATGACATCCCCGAGTGCCTTGAGCTTGTCTGCAGAGACGATGGCAAATGGGAGGTATATGAGAACTATGCAACCATCGAGTGCGAGACCAAGGAAGACTTTGACCGCCTGACCGAGCTGGTGAAGACCGGAGAGCGTATGCAGTGGCACGCGGCCGACGTGGACTGGCCTACAGATGAAATGCTGAAGGAGAACAACGAGTTCCTGGTAATGATTAAGGGTGCGGCCAACCCCACAACGCTGCTGTTTGATGAGATGCCCGGCGAATGGGTAGACGAATATGGCGAGGCATATATCGTCGAATGGTGGATGCCTCTGCCCGAGGCTCCGGAGAAGGAGGCGTGACCGGTGGCTGTTAGGAAAATAGATCTAATGCACCGAGAGTTCGGAATATGCCCCGGCTACAAGTGTAAGAACTGCAGCAACTTTATCAAAGTAATGGTAAACGATATGCCGTTAAGCAAATGCAAGGTATATGGAGTGACTGCAAGTGCAGCCTCAGACTGGGCGCAGAAGTATGAAGCCTGCGGCATGTTCAATATGCCGTACAAAGGCAAGCCGATAATCAGGATGGTAAAGCCAAATAGACACTTGGAGGAAGACGACACGCCGCTTGAAGGGCAGCTGAGCTTAATGGATGGTGAATGATTCTGAAAGTATGGCTGATTATAAACGCTGTGCTCGTCTATTTCCTGGCAGGCGCATATCTGCTCCGCAAAACATTGTATTCAAAATGGGATATTGAAAGTGCGGATTTGGATTTCATTGCGTCCACGTGTATATTTTGGCCTTTGCTCATGGCTCTGTGGATGGTGAAGTGGATATGCGAATTAGGGATATACCTTGCGGAGAAAGGTTGGAAAGACAAATGATAACGAAGATCTTATGGATGGTGATCTACCTGGCCGTCGGGTATCTCGCGGCCGTGGTCACAGAGACTGAAGAAGACACACCGGGAACAGTAATGGCAGTTATAGCACTATGGCCTCTCGGCGTAACAGCCTGGTTCAGCCTTCACATATGGACGGCGGCTGCCTGTGCTATAGACTGGCTGCTTATAAAGCTGGGCTATGAGGTGGACTGATGTTCGCAGACAAAGTGATGATAAACGCCAACGACCTTATGAAGCTGGCGTGGGAAAATCCCCTGCTTGATGAAGCAGACTGCGCGATTTTGTTTGAGATGATTATGCAGCTGATAAAGAGCGATGACGGCAGAGGATAACAGATATTGCAAAGGCTGTGAATATTTCAGCGGCAATTCAAGAGGTGAAGGGGCGCAGGACAGCTGCTGCATGTATATCGTGTATCGCAAGCGCCGCCGCCCTGATCCGGGCGGGGTAGGCTGCACACTACATACGAAGAAGGGAAGAAAAATGGCAGAATGGAATAAAGAAAGGGCCGCGCAGCTGCTTCAAGCCGGCATGATGGGTAAAGATGTGGCTGCGGAAGTAGGTACATCTCCCTCGGTTATCAGCAAGTGGCGTGATTACCTGATGGGGATGAAAGTACCCCCCCTGGAAGAAGCTGCGGTGAAGAGCCCGGAGGCCGTGCCGACACCAATGCCGCCTCAGCCGATCGAGGAAACACAGACGGCGCCGGTGAAGAATATCCCCCAGTCAGCTGACGAGGTAGAAAAGCGATATGTCGAGCTGAAACCGAGCAGGGAGGGAGAAAAGTTGGCCGAGAAAAAGCCTGATATCCAGGTGACTATCGATATCGGCAAAGGCAGAGTGCATCTTGAGGCTGAGAACGCCAAGGTGCTTGAGACACTCATCAACATGATGGTCGCTATGGGCGGCCGTGAATAAAGAAAGGAAAAAATTATGACTATTCAGGAAGCAATCAGAGAAGCAGAACAGGCCATCGAGGGCGGCAGAATGTTTTTGAGCCTGCTGAAAGATGATGCCAGCGAAAAAGCTGAGCACGAGAGGTATGTAGATTACATTGAGACCCTTTTGGCAGCAGCCAAGAAGGGCGCAGCTGAGGATCTGAAGGCCGAGGATGACGAACTGATCGAAGAGAGCAAGCAGCTGAACCTTGAAACAGTTGCCAGAGCCGCAACGTATTTTGAAATGGCCATCGAGGATGTACAGAATGAGAATGTGTGTATGGTAAGTGATGGCCACCGTCTCGGCCTGGTAATCGAGCCGGCAATGCATACCGCCCTGGCTGCTCTTAAAAAGGTGATGGCTGACCTGGTGACAGAGGGCGAAGATAGCCCCAATGTCCGTGTTGTAAGAGTGAATGTATCGGGCCCTAAGGATATGGACAAGATCCTGGGACAGGTGCAGGACGACCTTGAGAAGATCTTCCGTGAGGCAGAAGAGAGGGAATAAACATGGAGGGATATAAAGTAATCAAATGCAGGCTGACATACATCGAGGACCTGCTGGGCACAGCCAGCAATGACCCCGACCTGCACGGCAGTTACATAGCAAGCCTGGCACCTGATGCCAAGAGCAAGAAAGAGGAAGTAGAGGCCGTGGGCATCGGCGACGTCATCGAGCGCGGCATGACTGTGTTCGCCCGCACATCGGACAACAAGCCTTATATTTACGACTATCACGTTAAGGGATTTTTCAAAGATACGACTGCTGCGCTGAAAAAGGTAAAGGGCAGCAAGGCCAGCACCATCAAGGCCTTCAAGAAGGAGATCGACGGCCTTGTGTTTGCCTACCCTCGTAAGATCATGCTCAATATGGCCGGGCCTATGGGCGAAAACCAGCGTGCCCTGAGAGCATCGACACCGGGGGGAGAGCGTATCGGCATTGCTCACAGCGAGGCTGCCCCTGCCGGCACATCGGTAGAGCTCGAAATCGAATGCCTGACACCCGATATGTACGAGTTGGTTAGGGAATGCCTTGACTATGGCAAAAAGCGCGGCATGGGCCAGTGGCGAAACGCAGGCTACGGCAGATTTACGTGGGAAGAGCTGGCTGTCGTTGACTGGAAAGAGTGGGCAGAAGCAAGGGCATAGATAAGCTGCGCAAGGCGTGGCGACGGCACAGCACAGCATCGGCGCGCGGGGCTTTGCTTGGCAACGGCATTGCATAGCTCAGAAAAGCGTTGGATAGCAAAGGCGAGGCAAAGATCGCAAGGCAAGACAATGAAGAGCACCGGCAAGGCTTAGCACAGCAAAGAGGGGCAAGGGCATTGCTTTGGTACGGCTCGCGTAGCATCGGCGAAGCAATGGAGGGCTCTGCATAGCTCGGACTGCAAAGGCATTGAGAGGCAAAGATGTGCAGTGCGGCGGCAAAGCATAGCGAGGATTGGCACGGCAAGGGCGTGGCGACGCATCGGTACGAAACGCGAGGGCGTAGCGTAGATGAGCTTGGCAAAGGCGAAGCTTAGATTAGCAAGGCAAAGGCATGGCAAAGCACCGGGCTGCATGGCACCGCACGGCAGAGCTCGGCAAAGGCAAGGCGAGGCGAAGGATCGAAAGGCTAAGCCGTGGCATGGCCAAGCAGAGCAAAGCACGGGCAGGGCATAGCACAGGATGGCGCAGCAATTACAAGGAGGGCGAGACATGAAAACAATATACGAGGCATCGTCTGAATGACATGGGTGCAGGCCAGGATCCTGATTGCCCTGGCAGAAAACGACCTTAACGTACAAAAAACAGCAAGGAGCCTTAGATATCACCGGAACAGCGTGGAATACCACCTGAGACGGATAAAGCAGGAGCAGGGGCTGGATCCGAAAAGGTTCCATGACCTCTGCGCCCTGCTGCCGGAGGCGAAAGACATAATGGGAGGAAACAAGACAGATGGGACTTAACAGATCTATTATCATGGGCAGGATCGTGCGCGATCTTGAGCTCAGGAAGACGCAGAGCGGCACAAGCGTGACCGGCTTCTGCGTGGCGGTGGACAGGGGCAAGGATAAGCCTACCGACTTTATCGACTGCGTAGCCTGGGAGGGTACAGCCGAGATGATATGCAAGTGGTTCCGCAAGGGCAGCATGATCGCCCTTGAAGGCAGACTGCAGACAAGGACATGGGAAGACAACCAGGGCGGCAAGCATAAGGCCACCGAGATCGTGGCTTCCTCGGTATACTTCACCGGCGAGAGACGCGACGACAATCAGAGCGCCGGCTACAGCCAGGGCGGCTTTGGTGGAAACGGCCCTGAGTTTGTGGAATACGAGGGCCTGGATGATGACGGAGATCTGCCATTCTGATGTTTAAGGACAGAAAGAAGACTAAATGCATCTGCGAGTATTGCGGCCGGGAGTTTTGGGGCTATGTGAGCGATGGGCGCCGGTTCTGCAGCGCGACATGTGCCAACCGATCGCGCACTCTGAATAAAGAGGATAAGCAGCAGCGCACCTGTGCAGGATGCCGCAAGTGTGAGTACAGCGGATGGGATAATACCCTTGGCATACATTGCTGTTACATGGAGATCACAGGGCACATGAGGCCCGACAGGAACGAAGATTGTGAGATATGGAAGACACATCCCCGAAAGCGCGGAAAGGCGCCCACGGGAAAGAAGATATGAGACCTGCAGGAGATGTGGCCGGGAGTGGAACGTGAGCATAAGCACAGCGGTGCCCTGGTATGGCTACATCTGCCCAAGATGCAGGGGAGAGGAAAGAAGACAGCGTGAATATATGGAAAAGTAAGAAACAGCAGATCATGGCGCTCAGCTTTGCGGTGAATACTCTTAAGGAAGAGAAGGACGAGCTGCAGCTGGAGCTTGAGCGCCACAAATACAAGCTGAAGCATTGCGAGGAAAAGATCGCTGAGCTCAGGGAGAAAGAAGTTGCGTATTCGCAGATGGAAAAGATGAGTACGGCATTTATCGCAGCTCTTGTGGAGCTTTCGGGCGGAACAAAGGACACGCCCATGATCGTGCCTATAGACCTTGTAAACCATGCTCTTTTAAATCTGCAGTTGATGTCGCACCATGACGAGACCGGAAATGCCTGGAAGATGTATTGCATAGAGAAGAAGTAGTGACGCACAGGCTGGGGAGAAATCCCCGGCCTTTTTATTTTTCTCAGAATATTTGTAAGGTGTGCACGTTGTTTTCAGACTGTCTCTCACTTAAAATTAAATAGATAAAACACATGTTCGATTGAAAGGAGTGAGAGGATGGCAAGCGAGAAGAAAGAGAAGCAGCCTGCTAACAGGGATAAATCAGGCCGATTTGTCAAAGGGCAGAGTGGAAACCCCCGCGGCCGTCCCTCTCTGCCGGCGAAGTTCAAGGACTATGCCTCCCAGGCTCCGGACAGGCTGCGTGCGATAGCCGATGATCCGAAAACCCCTGTTAAGGTGAAGGCGGACATCGAGAAGTGGTTTACCGAGATGTATTACGGCAAATCGCCTCAGGCGCTCGACATCGAGGGCAATGTGCAGGGCGGCACGACTACCATCAAGTTTGAGGGCAAACTGGCGGATTGGTCGAAGTGACAGAACCGCTTATCTTCAAACATCTCCGCGAGGAAGTGCCCAACCCCAAGCAGCAGGCCTTCTTTGAAGCAGAAGCCAAGCATATAGGCTATGGCGGCGCGAGAGGCGGCGGCAAGAGCTGGAGCGGCAGGCGCAAGGGTGTAATGCTCTGTATGCGCTATGACGGCCTCAGAGGCCTCCTGCTTCGCCGCACGATGCCCGAGCTGCGCAACAACCACATCATTCCTCTGATGAGCGAGCTGCACGGCTATGCCCGGTATAACTCGGATCAGAGGGCGTTCCTCTTTCCCAACGGCAGCAGGTTTATGATGGGCTATTGCGACAACGAGGGAGATCTCCTGCAGTATCAGGGCCAGGAGTTCGACTTCATTATTTTTGAAGAGGCCACACAGTTCCCCGAGGAATGGATCCTATTTATCTGTTCCTCGCTGCGTACCACCAGGAAGGACTTCAAGACACGTGTGTACTACACCATGAACCCGGGCGGAGTCGGCCATGAGTATATCAAGCGTATATTCATTGACCGCGACTTCCGCGAGGGCGAGGATCCTGACGATTATGTGTTCATTCAGGCCACCGTTCACGACAATACGGTGCTTATGGATGCAGACCCGGACTATATCAAGCGTCTGATGGCGCTGCCCGAGCACAAGCGAAGAGCGCACCTCTATGGTGAATGGGATGTCTATGAGGGGCAGGTATTCGAGGAGTTCCGCAACGACAGGGAGCATTACAGCGACCGCACGTGGACTCACGTTATCGACCCCTTTGAGATCCCCAAGGAATGGACCATCTACCGCAGCTTTGACTTTGGCTACAGTAAGCCTTTCAGCTGCGCATGGTGGGCCGTTGACTATGATGGCAGGCTCTACCGCATACTGGAGCTCTATGGCTGCGTTAAGAACGAACCCGATACCGGCGTTAAGTGGGCGCCCGATGAGATCTTCAGCGAGATCCACCGCATCGAGACCGAGCACCGGTGGCTCAAGGGCAAGCGCATCCTGGGCATAGCTGACCCGGCGATATGGGACGCCAGCCACGGCATATCCATTGCGGAGACAGCCGAGCGCCACGGCGTGTACTTTGACCCGGGCGACCATAAACGCCTGCCGGGGTGGATGCAGGTACACTACAGGCTGCAGTTTGACGAAAACGGCATACCGATGATGTATGTATTCAGCAACTGCAAGGCCTTTATCCGCACCATCCCTCTGCTGACCTATGACGAGCACAAGCCCGAGGACATCGACACCAAGCAGGAAGACCACGTGGCCGACGAGGTGCGTTATATGTGTATGGCGTACCCGATCAAGCCGGAGCAGGAAAGGGAGCGCAAGGCGGAGATCTATGACCCGTTGAGCGACGATACACAGACAGTCGACCAATATGCGTTTTATCGTAAGTATTAAGCTGAGTATGGAGGAAACATGGATTTAAACAGACCCAATAAAGCAGGCAAGACCATTGCGGACTATCTGCCTATGGCGGCTCAGAAGCTGGCACAGAGGCGTGCGCCTGCAGCCTCCGCACAGCAGAGCCAGGTTATAACAAAAGAAGTGCTCAATGAGACCATTGCAATCCTTAAAAAGTATAAGGACGGCAAGAGATCTCTTGAAAGCCGCATCACGGATGAAGAACAGTGGTGGAAGCTGCGCCACTGGGATGTGATCCGCGCGAAGCAGGAGCAGGGAGTGAGGGTAGAGCCTACATCGGCATGGCTGTTCAACTCGATCACCAACAAGCACGCCGACTTCATGGACAACTATCCGGAGCCCAATGTACTGCCCCGCGAGAGGGATGACGAGCAGGCGGCCGATACTCTTTCGAGCATCCTGCCGGTGATCCTTGAGCGAAACAACTATGAGGAAACCTACTCGGATGCCACATGGTACAAGCTCAAGCATGGTGTGGCAGCAAAGGGCGTGTTTTGGAATAACAGCCTTGAAGAGGGCCTGGGTGATGTGGATATCAGCTTTATCGACATCCTCAATATCTTCTGGGAGCCGGGCATAACCGATATCCAGGACAGCCGAAACCTGTTTATCGTGGCTCTCAAGGACAATGACCAGCTCGAAGCGCAGTACCCTCAGCTTAAAGGTAAGCTGCAGGGGCAGGTCATTGATGTTAAGGAATATGTGCACGATGACACGGTGGACACATCGGATAAGAGCGTTGTTGTCGACTGGTACTATAAGCGCCAGGTGGGCAACAAGACGATACTCCATTACTGCAAGTTCGTTGGCACAGAGGTGCTTTTCTCGACCGAAGAGAGCCCCGATTACCCCAATGGCATCTATGACCACGGCCAGTACCCGGTGGTATTTGATGTGCTCTTCCCTGAAGAGGGCACCTGCGTTGGTTTTGGATATATCGCAATAATGAAGAGCCCTCAGATGTATATCGACAAGCTCTCGCAGCTTATCCTTGAGAACGCGGCCATGTCGGTAAGGCCCAGGTATTTCGGATCCAAATCGGCCGGCATCAATGAAGAAGAGTTCCTTGACTGGTCAAAACCTATCGTACATACAGAGGGCGCTATAAGCGAGGAAAGGCTTAAGCTCATTGAAATGCCCACAGTTCCTGCAAATGTCCTTAACATCCTGCAGATGAAGATAGACGAGCTCAAGGAAACATCCTCTAACCGAGATGTTTCACAGGGCAGCAGCTCGGGCGGCGTTACGGCGGCTGCGGCCATTGCGGCCCTGCAGGAAGCCGGCAACAAGACCAGCCGTGACATGATCGCGGCAAGCTACAGATCCTATGTGAAGGAAAGCTACCTGGCCATCGAGCTGATCCGCCAGTTCTACACCGAGCAGAGATCCTTCCGCATCACCGGCGACACCGGGCAGAACGAGTATATCTTGTTCGACAATGCACAGATGCAGCCTCAGGCTCTTCCCCCTGCTTATGCCGGGCAGGAGCTTGAGCGAGGATATACGCCTGCCATGCGTAAGCCTATTTTCGATATCGTGGTCAAGGCGGCCAAGAGATCGCCTTATTCGCGCCTTTCGCAGAATGAGCTTGCAAAGGAACTTTACCAGATGGGAGTATTTAACCCTCAGCTGGCAGAGCAGACCCTTACGCTGCTTGACATGATGGACTTTGACGGCATTGAAAAGGTGCGCGACAAGGTGCAGCAGGGGCAGACCCTTGTGGACCAGCTTGCAGCCATGCAGGAGAGCCTTATGAATCTCAACCTTATCCTTATGGAGAAGACCGGCATGGATGCCCTGGGCGTGACAGAGGGTGCAAAGCCTCAGAATGGCGCAGGAAAGGCCGAAAAGACCGGGGATGGAAAGAGCCTCGGCGCGGCTCAGAAAGCGGCACAGACCGGCACTATGACAGGCTACGGCGAGAAACTGGCGAAACGCGCCAAGCCGAGCATGGATTAAATCTATGATAAGAATAAAATACCGGAGCGTACATGATGGACATGTCCTGATCATAAGAGGACACGCCGGGCACAACCCCGGAGGCCCCGATATAGTGTGTGCCGCCGTTTCGGCCATTATATATACTCTGGCAGGCTACCTCAGCCAGTATGAGGATATTAGCCTGCATATGGATAGCGGGAAAACATTTATCTCCTGCGTTAGTGACAACAAGATAGATGTTGCCTTTGAGATGGCGCTTGTGGGCCTGGCACAGGTAGCCGCAGCCTATCCCGGCAACGTGACTTTAGATATATCCTCATACTTCGAGAGGTGACTCACGGGAACAGACCGCGGGAAAGGAGCATGGAGACATGCAGAAAACATTCAAACTGCTCGACATTGACCTGCAGCTGTTTAACGGCGCAGCAGCAGGAGGCGCAGCAGCCGGCGCGGCCGGTGATGCAGGCGCTTCCGCGCAGGGTGATGGCTCGGGCGCATTGCCAAAGGCTGGGACACAGAGACCCGGAAGCAGCCGCCGGGGAAAATCGGGCGAATATGACAATGTCGTGTTCGGCATCCAGGAGGACGCTTCGGGAGCCGCAGGGGCAACAGGTTCCGCCGCCGGGAACACAAAGGGCGAGGGCAACGCCAACAAATCGGGTGTATCGACGACTTCGGACACGCTGGAAGCCAAAAGAGCTGCCTTTGAAGAGCTTATAAACGGCGAATACAAAGACCAGTTCACCGAGAAGTTCCAGAGCCAGTTCAACAGGCGTTTCCGCGAGGCCAAGAGCAACGAGGAACAGCTTGCACAGATAAAACCTATCCTGGACACTCTGTTTGCAAAGCATCAGATCACCGACGGCGATATCGCCAAGCTGCAGGCAGCCATCGACAAGGATGACAGCTATGTGGAAAAGGCCGCAGACGACATGGGCCTTACTCCCGAGCAGTACCGCGATATGCAGAGGCTTAAGGCAGAAAACGCCGAGTGGCATGCACGTGAGGTAAGACGCCAGGGCATGGAAGCTATGCAGCAGCAGCTGGCCGACTGGACACGCGAGGGAGAGCAGATCAAGGCGGAATATCCCGACTTTAACCTTGATAAGGAACTGCAGAACGCAGATTTCCGCGGCCTTCTGAAAGCCAAGATCCCTCTTAAGCAGGCCTATGAGCTGATGCACATGGATGAGATCAAGCAGACAGCCGCCAGAAGTGCGGCACAGCAGGCCGGCCAGAGAGTGGCCGAAAAGGTGAGATCCCGTGCATCCCGACCCGCCGAAAACGGTACATCCTCGCAGACAGGTATTTCTTATAAGCCCACGGCATCGACCTGGAATAAGAAAGACCGCGCGGAAGTAGCGCGCCGTGTAGAGCGAGGGGAGATTATCAAACTCTAAGCCCCTCGATGACACGAAAGGGGAAAACATAATGCATAAGACAATGTTCAACTTTATGCTGAACGCAATCAACCTGCAGCTCTTCGCAGAGCCCAACACACAGGTTACAGAGCAGGCATCTCTCTCTGTAGAGATGAAGACATTCTACAGCGATTATCTGATTGATAACGCTGAGGCAAAGCTGGTGCATGACCAGTTCGGCCAGAAGCACCCCATTCCCAAGAATGGCGGTAAGACAATCGAGTTCCGCAAGTACAGCCCCCTTCCCAAGGCGCTTGAACCTCTTACAGAGGGCGTAACTCCTGACGGCAGATCGCTCAACGTGACTAAGATCGAGGCGACAGTATCGCAGTACGGCGACTATGTCACTCTGTCTGACATGCTCCTGCTGACTGCCATCGACAACAACCTTGTTCAGGCGACAAAGCTGCTGGGCAACCAGGCAGGCGCGACCCTGGACACCATCACACGCGAGGTGCTGAACGGCGGCACAAACGTCATCTATGCAGGCGGCGTAACATCCCGAGGCGATGTAGACGACATCCTGACAGTTCAGGATATCAAGAAGGCTGCACGCGCCCTCAAGGCTCAGAACGCCGACAAGATCGGCGACAGCTTTGTGGCTATCATCCATCCCGATGTTGCCTTTGACCTGACAAACGACAAAGAGTGGAAAGACGTCCGCACATACTGCGCCCCCGAAGACTGGTATGAAGGCGAGATCGGCAAGATCGCCGGCGTTCGCTTTGTTGAGACAACCGAGGCCAAGATCTGGGCAGGCGCAGGCTCGGGCGGCAAGAGCGTTTATTCCACACTGGTGCTTGCCGACAACGCATACGGCGTAACCGACATCACAGGCGGCGGCCTGCAGCACATCACAAAGCAGCTGGGCTCTGCCGGCACAGGCGACCCCCTGAACCAGCGCGCAACAGCAGGCTGGAAGGCTACAAAGACAGCCGAAAGACTGGTCGAGCAGTTCATGGTTCGTATCGAGTCGGTATCCACCTTTGACGGTGAGGACAACTAACAGGAGGCAAATATGGCACCTAAGAAGAACACTCAGGAAACTGAGGCTGCTCAGGAAGTAAAGGTTCCCGAGACAGTCGACATGGCTGAGATCAAGCGTCAGATCGACGAGATGATCGAGGCCGCAAAGGCTGAGGCCAAGAAGATCATCGACGAGGCCAAGGCCGAGACAGCGCCTGAAAAGGACACAAAGGCTGAGGCCAAGGCTGCTTCCATTGCCCGCGGCGAAGAGCTTGTGGAGATCAAGCTTTTCCGGGACAACGGCAAGTATAAGGAAGATGTATATGTAGGCTGCAACGGCGAAAACTGCGTGATCCAGCGCGGCGTGCGCGTCAAGATCAAGCGCAAGTTTGCCGAGATCCTCGATAACTCGGAGATCCAGGACTATGAGACATCGGAGCTTATCGCAGCCGAAGAGCGCAAGCTTTTGGAAGCCGAGGCGCGCCACGGCATTATCTAAGTGAATAATTCCGCGGAAAACAATTTTCTCTATGACACGGCATGGGGGCACACGGGCAAGGGGCCTGGTGTGTCCCCTTTTTTAATGCGAGGTGAGATCTAAATGGCAGACACAATCAGACTGCGTGCCGGCAGGAAAGAGGGAATGCCCGCACTTTTGCCCAGGGAGCCCGGCTATGTCACGGATGAAAAGGCCCTTTATATCGGCACGGAGCAGGGCAATGTAGAGCTTTGCCGCGCAGGGCAGGTTGGGGCCCTTGAGCTTGTTGTGCAGGGGCATGGCGAGGATATTGAGCAGCTGCAGGAAGACATGGGAAACAAGCTGACGGCCAATAAAACAGCTGCACTCTCGTCTCTGCCGGCAGATGCCGACCTTGCGGCCGTGACAGCAGCATACAACAGCCTGATAGCCGCACTTAAAGCGAGCGGCGTGATGGAATGAATAAAGTGAGGTGAGCAAGTGGATAGAATTATCAATGTAAAAGTAAACGGCAATTATCTTGCAAGGGATCACCGCAAGGCCGGTGTGACCGGTGAAGGAAATGTGACAAAGCTGCGCATCGAGTTCGACGCAGGCTGGGATGGCATGGCCAAGACAGTAACCTTCTGGGATGCACTGGGGCAGAATCCGGTTAAGCGCGTGCTGACAGCAGACCTGCTGGAGAACATGAGCGAGAGCCTGAGCATCTATCTCTGCCCCATCCCTCCCGAAGCTCTGGCCATTGACGGCGAGATGGAGTTTACCATCGACGGCTTTGTTGATGGCACCAGAGCCAGAGCGGCAGGCGGCAGGCTGGAGGTAGAATATGCCCCCATTGCCGACGATGCAGGCGACCCTGCCGACCCCACACCCAGCCAGGCAGAGCAGCTGCAGGTGCAGATCGACACCCTGCTGGGCGATATCACCGCACAGGCCGACAGAGCCGAGACAGCGGCAGAGTGGGCCAGCAGAGAAGCACAGAGCGCCGCAAACTATGAAGCGGGCGCACAGCAGGCGGCGAGTCAGGCATACGACTACAGCGAAAAGGCGAAAACCCAGGCGGCCAACAGCGAAGCCAGCGCAGTTCGCGCCATGCAGGCTCAGTCGGGCGCATATGACGCACAGGCCAAAGCCATAGAAGCGGCCAACAGAGCTGAGACAGCGCAGGCAGCGGCAGAGACCGCAGCCGGCGATGCAGGCGTTTACAGAACAATGGCAGCTGCTGCCCTTGAAAAGACCATTGAGCACCGAATTGCAGCCGAAGAAGCGGCAGAGAACGCAGCAAAGAATGCATCTGACCTTGTTGTAGCTACCCTTGAGCATTACAGAGATGCAGCCCAGCTTGCGGCCGAAACAGCAGGCCAGCATGAAGAGCAGGCTCAGGAATACAGAGACGATGCGAGACTGGCGGCAGACGCGGCCAATGAATATGCCCAGAGCGTAAACCCCGAAGAGACCCGCGCGCTGATCGATGCAAAGGGCGACAACCTGGAGTTTGACACCGAGGAAGGCCTGCTTTATCTGACATCGGGCGGCGAGCGCATCGGTGACGGCATCAAGGTAGCCACATCGGGCGGCGGTGGTGGCGGTGGAGAAAGTAACAACGCTGTTCTCACCCTTAAGAACACCACCGGCTGGATGTATAAGAGCATCGCAGCAGGCGCTGAATGCCCTGTGTCCTTCACATGGTCGTCCCTTGAGGATAGCATGAGCACAGGCAATGGCGTTCTGAAGATCCTGATCGGCAACACAGTCAAGCTGACAAAGCAGATCACCCAGGGCGACCAGACAGAGGATGTTGGCCCCTATCTTGCGGCCGGCACCAATACCGTTAAGATCAACGTCACCGATACCTACGGCAACAGCAGAACCATCAACCTGAGCATTACAGCCGTTGCCCTTGAGCTGACATCGACCTTTGATGCTACAGCAGCCTATGAGGGAGCAATCGACTTCCGTTATGTTCCCACAGCGGCAGCCACCAAGACGGTGTACTTCAAGATGGACGGCACAGAGATCGGCACAGCAACGATCACGGCATCGGGCAGAGAGCAGAGCTTTACCATCCCTGCACAGACACACGGCTGCCATGCGCTGGAAGTGTGGTTCGAGGCTGAGATCGAGGGCGAGACGGTTGAGAGTAACCACCTGCACTATGCAGTTATGTGCAAGGTGGCCGGCAACAACACACCTATCATTGCCGTAGACTGGCGCAGGGCGGCTGTAGAGCAGTTTGAGACCCTGGCTATCCCTTATATCGTCTATGACCCCATGAGCCTGACAGCGACCGTTACGCTGCACTCCAGTGAGACGGGCGAGAGCGAGGACAGAACGGTAGACCGCACGCAGCAGACATGGAACTACCGCGTTGAGAACGAAGGCAGCCTGGAGCTGACCCTGACCTGCGTGGGAGCCGACACATCGGGCGGCACACCGCTGATCGCTTCGGTGGCCATCAGCATGACAGCCACATCGACGGCTGTTGACGTTGAGGCCGAGACCGAGAACCTGAGCCTGCATCTGTCGAGCTACGGCAGATCCAACACAGAGGCCAACCCCGGCACATGGAAGTACGGCGCGGTGGAAGCTGAGCTGACAAACTTCAACTTCACATCGGATGGCTGGATGCAGGATGATGACGGCGTTACCGTGCTGCGCGTGGGCGGCGATGCGAGAGTATCTATCCCCGTGAAGATCTTCGAGGACGACTTCAGATCTACAGGTAAGACCATCGAGATCGAGTTTGCCTCCCGCAGCGTACTGGACTATGACGCGATCCTGGCGACCTGCTTCACAGACGGCCGTGGCCTTGAGATCACAGCACAGCAGGCCCTTCTGGCATCGGAGAAGAGCACGGTCACGACCAACTATAAGGAAGATGACCACCTGCGCCTTTCCTTCGTTATTGAGAAGCGCAGCGGCAGAAGGCTTATCATCGGCTATGTAAACGGCATTATCTCCGGCATGATGCAGTATCCCGACAACGATGACTTCTCGCAGGCTGTGCCTGTGACCATCAGTATCGGATCGAGCGACTGCACCATCGATATCTATAACATCCGCATCTATGAGAGCGACCTGACACGCTTCCAGATGCTGGACAACTGGATCGCGGACACGCAGGATCTGAGCACCAAGAAGGACAGATTTGACCGCAACAACATCTTTAACGATTACGGCCAGATCCTGCCCGACACCCTGAGACCGCATCAGTGCTACATGGTCATCCAGTGCCCTGTGCTGCCCACCTATAAGGGCGACAAGAAGATCTGCAGCGGCTATTATGTTGACCCTGTACACCCTGAGCGCAGCTTCAGCTTTACCGGCGCGGAGATCGATGTTCAGGGTACATCCAGCCAGTTCTATTACGTTAAGAACTTCAAGATCAAGTTCAAGAACGGCTTCGTGATGACGGTATCCATGCTCAGCGCAGAGACCTACGCCATGAATGCACTGGCCGTACCCACTGCGGAGTTTACCTATAAGGCCGATGTAGCGTCGAGCGAAGGCGCAAACAATGTTGTACTGGCAGAGCTGTACAACGACCTGTGCCCCGTAAAGACACCGGCGCAGGAAGCTGACCCGAGAGTCCGTCAGACCATTGAAGGCCACCCCATCGTCATGTTCCACGATGCAGGCGACGGCCCGTATTTCATCGGTAAGTACAACTTTAATAATGACAAGGGGACAGCGGAAGTGTTCGGTTTCAAGACCGGCGACGAGAGCTGGGAGATCAAGGAGAACGGCAATGCGCTGGTTTCCTTTAAGAACCCCGATTTCAGCAACTGGGGATCGTCCTTTGAGGCGAGATACCCGGAGGACAACACCGACATCACCAAACTGCAGGCCTTCGTATCGTGGATCGCTTCGACCGACACCACAGCAGCCGGCCTGACCGACGAGGAGAAGTCGGCAAGACTGCAGAAGTTTAAGGACGAGCTGGCCAACTGGGCAGATGTAGAGGATGCGATCTTCTATTACCTGTTCACGCTGGTATTCTTGTGCATCGACCAAAGAGAAAAGAACGCCTTCCCCACATGGAACGCTGATATGGGCAAGTGGATCTGGCTGTTCTACGACGCTGACTCGTCCATTGGCACAGACAACAAGGGTAACCTGACCTTCGAGTATTGGATGGAAGACATCGACTATACCGAGGCCGGCGACCCCGTTTTCAATGGCCAGAACAACGTATTCTGGAGCAACCTGAGAGAGTGCTTCGGCGACGAGATCAAGGCCGAATACCGCAGACTGCGCACTGAGATCGCACCTGACGGCAAGGCACTGCTGAGTTATGACCGTGTAAACGCACTGTTTGAAGCGCACCAGAGCCAGTGGAGCGAGGCCATCTATAACGAGGACGCATGGCGCAAGGCTGTTGAACCTCTGGAGAAGGCCAACGACCCGCAGTACCTGCCCATGCAGCAGGGCAAGAAGGAACAGCACTTTAAACATTGGATGTACAACCGATTCCGTTACCTTGACTCGTGGGCAGAGACCGGCTCGGCGCTGGATGAAGAGAACCGCATTATGATGCGTGCCCATGCACAGGGCGACATCTCGCTGACCACCTACATCAATATGTATGGCCAGGTCTACTACAACTCGGAGAAGGTCGAACACCGCATGGTACGCGATGTGGAACAGGCGTTTGAATGGGGCGCACAGGGCGCAGAGGACGCAGTTATCGGCGTTAACTCGGCTCCCATGATCACCAGCCTGGGCGACCTCTCGCCGCTGATGCTGGAATACTGCCATATCCAGTACGCCAAGCACCTGACCTACCTGAAGGTCGGTGACGGCACAAGCGGCTATGTCAACGACAACCTGGTCGAGCTGACCCTGGGTAACAACACCCTGCTTCAGACGCTGGATGCACGCAACTGCACAGCCCTGACACAGCAGCTCGATGCAAGCGGATGCCAGAACATCGAGGAAGTATTGCTGGACGGCAGCTCGGTGGTCGGTATCACCCTGCCCAACGGCGGTATTCTCAAGAAGCTGCGCCTGCCCGGCACCATCGTCGACCTGACCGTGCTGAACCAGACCAAGCTGCAGGAGTTCGTTCTGCCCGATTACAGCAAGATCGTCACCCTGCGCGTTGAGAATACACCCGTCATCCCGACAAAGGAGATCCTGGCGGCCATCCCTGCCAACTCCCGTGTACGACTGATCGGCTTTGACTGGTCGTTTGACAGCGCCGAGGACATCCTGACCCTCTACGACCGCCTTGACACCATGCGCGGCCTTGACGAGGCAGGCAATAACGTGGACAACGCACAGATGAGCGGTACAGTCCGTGTGGAGAATATCACGGGCGCACAGCTGGCAGAGATGCAGAGCAGATATCCCGATATCAAGGTGGTATATGCGCATATCACATCGAACCTGTATTTCTACAACGGCAGCACACTCCTGTATACAGCAGTGGTCGCTGACGGCGGCGATGGCACCTACGGCGGCTCTACACCGACCAAGGCCAGCACCGCACAGTATAACTACAGCTTCGCCGGCTGGAGCCTTACAGATGGCGGCAGCGTGAATGCCAATGCGCTGAAGGCCGTTACATCGGACAGAAACGTCTATGCAGCCTTCACGGCAACGACACGCACCTATACCGTCTACTGGTACAACGACAGTACGCTCCTTGAGACCGACTATAACGTACCTTACGGCACAGTTCCGACCTATAACGGATCGACACCTGTTGACGGCACAAACGGCCTGGCCTTCCTCGGCTGGACACCTGCTGTTGCGGCCATCACAGGCGACACCACCTACAAGGCCAAGTTCCAGAGCCCTGTTGAGGTCGTGGAGATCACCGAAAGCTGGGCTACCGTCCTGAACAACATCGTCAAGAACCGCCACACATCCAAGTATAAGGTGGGTAACTACATCCCCATTGACCTTGGCGCAGAAGGCGTAGTTAATATGCAGATCGCAGCGATGGATACGGATGTCCTGGCCGACGGCACAGGCACAGCCCCTGTAACCTTTATTGCCAAGGAACTGCTGACGACACAGGCGAAAATGAACAATTCGTATACGCAGTATGTTGGATGGGGTACTTCGGTGATGCGGACATATCTGGCTGACACGATTAAGCCTCTTGTGCCCGAAACCGTGCGCAACAGACTTGTTACAGCCGCGAAAACGCATGACGCTTGTGAAGGCAGTTGGGCCATGGTAAGACAGACCACCAACGATGAGCTTTGGTTGCCCAGCAAGGAAGAGATGGACACTAACGGCAGCTATTCTGCCTTGTTCCCGGATGCGGCATCTCGCATCAAATACACGGCAGGTACGACCACTGCAACGCAGTGGTGGACTCGAACCACATACTCGAACAACCGCGCCAATTTCTGGTATTGCATGGAAGACGGTTTCCGTGACGGTAGAAGTTCGGCCTATGCCCTCGGCGTCGCCCTCTCCTTCTGTGTCGGCGTAAAAGAGATCACCGACACATGGGATCAGATCATTGCGGCCTGCAATGACGGCACATACAAAGACAAGTACCAGATCGGTGACTGGAAGGCCATCGACCTTGGCACACACGGCGTAGTGCGTATGCAGATCGCGGCATTCGACCGTGACACCCTTGCAGACGGCTCTGGCACAGCGGCCATCACATGGCTGGCACAGAACCGACTGGCCACCACCATGAGCGGCAGAAGCTACCCTGTGTGGAGCGCGAGCGCAGACAGAACATACCTGCAGGGCACAATCCTGCCCCTGTTCCCTGCGAACATCGCAGGCGCGATCCAGAGCGTACAGAAGAAGCACCTGCGCCAGCATTCGGGCGGCAGCTCGACAGAAGGCGTATACGAAGTCGAGACCACGACCGACAGCCTGTGGCTCCCCTCTGTTGCGGAAGTGGGCATCGGCGTGCAGACCAGCGGCTGGAGCACACACTACACCCAGACAGGCGAGCCTCTTGACCTGTTCTACAGCGAGAACTGCACCCGCGTAAGAGACGGCGCATACAGCCTGCGTGACGCTGCGGCATTCTATCCTGCAGGCTCGGTTATGGTCACACCCGACGGCGACTGGGACAACAACTCGGGCGATGTCGGCATGCTGATCGGCTTCTGTACGGGTAAGACACCTGACCCGTGGGATGCTGTGTTCGCTTCGATTGATGCAGGCACATACAAGACCGACTATGCCATTGGCGATACCGTTCCCCTGAACCTCGGCAGCGAAGGCATCATCAATATGCAGATCGCAGGCTTTGATGTAGATACGCTGGCTGACGGCACGGGAACTGCGCCTGTTTCGTTTGTTAGTAAAGAGTTGCTGAAGACAAGTCATAGGTGGAACCCAGCTTATGTCGCAGGTACTGAAGGCACAGGCACAATCGGCGGTTGGGAAAAATCCGAAATCCGAGCATATCTCAAGGACACTATTAAACCTTTGATGCCTGTGAACGTCGGGGCCCGCATTGCAACAGTAACAAAAACACAGCCGGCATACGACACCTCTGATGCGAAATTTACGCAAACGACAGAGGATGATGTATGGACCATGAGCTATGCAGAAACAATTAGTTCTGGCCCATACGGTTCGCTTTATACGGCGGGTGACAGATACACGACCGGCGTGCCGAGAAAGAAATACTCTGTAAACAGTTCGTCCGCGGACTATTGGTGGTTGAGAGACGCTTATGGTAGCAAGCAAGCGTACAGGGTAAACACTTGGGGCCAGCCGGATGGGGGCCTAATCACTGAAGAAACATTCGTGTGTATCGCCCTCGGCTTCTGCATTAAGTAAGGCGGTGAGACTATGACCATCGAACTCACCCCACAGACCATCATCACAGCGGGGGCGGTATTATCCGCCGCCCTCGCCATCGGCACCGCCGTTGCAAAGTTCGTGCGCTGGATCGACCAGCAGAAGAAGCAGACCGCCGACATCAAGGAGCTGCGCAAGGATCACGTGGCCGATATTAAGGAGCTGCGCGAGCAGATGAAGCGTGACCAGGAGCGCACGAATGAAGAACTGACCCTGATGACCTACGGCGTGCTGGCCTGCCTGAAAGGCTTAAAGGAGAAGGGCTGCAACGGCCCTGTGACCGAGGCCATCAATAAAATCGAGAAGCACCTGAACAAGGCTGCACATGATCAGGAGTGAGCGTATGCGCACAAGAGACAAGATCCTTTTGGGATTGGGCCTGTTTATCGCAGGCTTTATTGTCTGCATGATCGTGACCTACTGGAAGTTTCGGAGCGTGCCTGACACGCTGATCCAGTACACCCTTGGAGCGGGAGGGCTTGAAGCCCTCCTGCTTGCGGGGATCACGGTGAGCAAGATATGGAAGAACGACAAAGAAGAAAGCGAGGAAACAGACGATGTATGAACATATCCTTATGACCCTGCCGGGTGCGCTGTGCGTGGCCATCATGCTGGCGCTGTTTATCGGCATTAAATATAAGCTGGGCAACGAGGCCCTGGGACAGGCCCTGGCGGCTGTGCAGACGGCCGTTATCACTGTCAACCAGATGTTTGTTGACAGCCGAAAGGAAGACGGCACCTTTGACGCCGAAGCGCAGCGTAATGCCCTGCAGACCGCAAAGGAAACGGCGCTGTCCCTTATGGAAGAGAATACCCGCGTGTGGCTGGAAAAAGCCTTTGACAGCGTGGATGAATGGCTGACATACCAGATCGAGTGCGCTGTCCGCAATGCAAAGACCAAGGAGGGGAGATAGCCTATGGCAAAGAGTGTATTTATCGGCGTAGGGCACGGCGGCAAAGACCCCGGGGCCGTGAAGTACGTTAAGGAAGCTGACGCCAACCTGGTGATCGCGCTGGAGCTGCGCCGCCTGCTGCAGGCTGCCGGCATCATCGTCGGCATCTCCCGTATCCGCGACGAGAACGACCCTCTGAACGAGGAGATCAAGGAAGCCAACGCCTTCAAGCCCGACTTCGCCGTCGATGTCCATAACAACGCCGGCGGCGGGGATGGCTTTGAGGTGCTGGTGCAGACCAACGGTTATGCGGCCAAGAGTAAAGCTGCCGGCCTTGCCATCGAAAAGGCGGTCAAAAAGATCGGCCAGGGTAGCCGCGGACTGGTAACCAAGAAGAACAGCACCGGCACAGCCGATTATTACGGCTTCCTGCGCTGCGTCAAGTGCCCGGCCGTTATCGTTGAGGGCTTCTTCGTGGACAACCGCAAGGACAGCCTGGACTATGACACAGCGGCCGAGCTGAAGAAGCTGGCGGCAGCCTATGCCGAGGGCATCCTGGAATACCTGGGCGTGAGCGAGCTGCCCTACAGCATCAAGATTGCCAACTGCACCGAGTTGAACATCCGCAGCGGCCCCGGCACCAAATACGGCATCGTGGGCAAAATCGCGGACAGCAAGACCTATACCATCGTGGAAGAGAAGAACGGCTGGGGCAGGCTGAAAAGCGGTGCCGGCTGGATCTCGCTGGCCTATACAAAGAGAGTTTAAGGGAGGCAGCGCATGACAACCATAAACAAGATCATTGAGCAGGTGGAAGAGATCAAGCCCAATGTGTTCGGGGAAGAGGTCAAGTTCGGATGGCTGAGCCAGCTGAACGGCATGATCTGCCGCATTGTCATGCAGCAGGAGGAAACACCCGAGCTTAAATACCCCGATGATATGGATAAAGATCTGCTTGTGCCTGAGCCTTATGAGGGGCTTTATGCCCTTTGGCTCATGGCCAAGATCGACTTTTATAACAGGGACTATGATGACTATAACAACACCATGCTCATGTTTAACCAGATGTTTGACGAATACAAAAAGCTTTATATCCGCGAGAACATGCCCCGGCAGGCAGGCGGATATAAAAATGTGATGATGGGGTGAGAGAATGAACCTACCATATCTCAGGCCCGTCAGAACCAAAACAAAGAAATATATCGTGAGCTTCCGAGGCATCAATTACGGCGAAGGCTATGGCGAGGGCGAGTTCTCGGAAACCGTCAACACCTCAAGTGCCCTTTATCCCTGCCTTTCACAGAGGTTCGGCAGGGTGGAAAGCGACCTGAGGCAGATCGGCAGCTTTGCCCTTTATGCCAAAGACGGCCTTCTGCAGATGAGAAAAGAGGGCGTGACCGACCCGATCATCATTATGCAGTATAACGACAACTGGGAGTGGGTGCAGGGCGAAAGCGGCACGACCATGACTGAAGGCAAAAAGCAGATGGCCAGCGTGGGTGACTATATCATCATCTTCCCTGACAAGATATGGTTCAATGTTGAGACCGGTGAAGTGGGCAAGATGGAAGAGATCTGTGAGGCCGAGGGCCTTGCCTTCACCCACAACACCATCACGGCAGAAGAGGACTGGAAGTTTCGAGTGGGTGACGCGGTGGCCATCACCGGCTGCACGGTGCATCCGGAGAACAACAAGACCATTATCGTGCGTAAGGTGGAGGGTAAGACCCTGACCTTTTATGACAACAGCTTTACCGAGGGCACCGAGACCGGAAGCGTCAGAGTGGCGCGCGAAGTGCCCGACCTGGACTATATCTGCGAGAGCAATTACAGACTTTGGGGCGTTAAGGGCAACACCATCTATGGCAGCAAATATGGCGACCCCTTTAACTTCAACAACTTTGACGGCCTTTCGGGCGACAGCTATTACATCGACGTGGCCACAGACGGCGAGTTCACAGGCTGCATCCCCTTTGGATCGCATATCTGCTTTTTTAAAGAAAATGTACTTCACAAGCTGTATGGCAACAGGCCTGCCAACTTCCAGCTCGTCACAAGCCAGGTGTACGGCGTGCAGAAAGGCTCAAGCAAGAGCATGTGCGTTATAAACGAGACCCTGTTTTATAAGGGCACAGGCGGCGTGTATGCCTACACAGGCGGCGTTCCCGAGCTTGTGAGCGAGTGTTTCGGACAGAGGCGATATTCTGAGGCCGTGGCAGCCTCTGACGGCAGCCGGTATTACATCTCGATGAAAGACAGCGGCGGCGAGTGGCATTTCTTCAGCTATGACACGATGCACAACATGTGGATGCATGAAGATAACCTGCATTGCGTGGATATGGTGCGCCATGAAGGCAAGGTGTGGATGCTGACAGCAGACAGCTGGCTCGGCTATATCGACGAGGCGGCCGACATATCGGATGTGGAGTGGAGCGCCACCTTATGCCCCTTTAATGAGACCATGAACGAACGCAAGGGTTACTCGAGGTTCCACATGAGGCTTGAGCTGGGGGATAAGGCGCACCTGCGCGTTGAAATAAAGCGCAATACCGATAAGAAGTGGGAGGAAGTGTATCTTACCCACAACGATTGGGCGAAGACCGTTACTGTGCCCATCCTTCCGGAGCGGTGCGACAGCGTGGAGATCAGACTTTCGGGCAAGGGCGCGTGCAAGCTTAAGACCTTTATCCGTGAGTTCTTTATCGGAGGGGACAGATAATGCCTATATTCACACAGAACCTCAGAAGACTTAACTACGCCAACGTGCCCGAGGCCATAAAGGCAATGGCCAACCACATACAGTATATCCAGGAGCAGCTTGAATGGACCCTTATGAACCTGGACAGCTCGAACATAAGCGAGATCGACACGACACAGACCACCATCGGCAGCTCGACAACCGGATCGAGCATCACCGGCGATAACCTTACATTCAAGGGCAAGAACGGAGAGATCTTCACGGCCGGCATTTCGGAGACCGGCAGCTTTGTCTTCACAGTCAAGGGAAAAGGCGGGGCACAGATGATGTATCTGACCGAGGAAGGCGAGCTGGTCATCAGCGCAAATGCCGCCCTTAACATTGACGGCGGCGAATGGTAAAGGAGTGAGAGAGAAAAATGGCATATAAGAAGGACACAGACTATCAGGCGCTGATCGACGAGGCCGTAAAGCTGGGCGACTACCGCAAGGCGGCACAGTATGAGCAGAGCCGAAATGAGAAGATCCAGACCGAGGGCCTTGACATAGACACCACCAGTAAATATGCCGGCTGGCTGGATAACACCGACTATGCTGCCCTGGGCAAGCAGCAGATGGCCCTGGGAGCCGATGCAAAGGACGTCCTGGACACATACAACAAGCGATATCAGAAGGCATCCTCGACCGAGGGCATGAGCCAGTATACCAACGATGACGTCATGCAGCAGATGTGGGACTATATCTCGGCCAACTATAACAAGCCCACGTTTGAGTTTGAGGCCGATAACAAGAAGCCTACATACGAGAGCAGCTACAGCGAGAGGATAGACGCCATCCTTGACGGCATTCTTAACCGCGAGGACTTTTCCTATGATGCGGCAAAGGACCCTCTGGCACAGCAGTATCAGAAGATGTATGAGCGTGAGGGCAACAGGGCCATGAACGACACCCTGACTTCGGCTGCGGCCAATGCCGGCGGCATGAACAGCTATGCCATCACGGCCGCGCAGCAGGCGAATAACTATTATGCCGCCCAGGCTGCAGACAAGATGCCCGAGCTTTTTCAGCTGGCCTATGAAATGTATCTGCAGGATAAGCAGTCGGACATCGAAGACCTTGGCATCCTTCAGCAGATGGATGACAGGCAGTATGGCAGATACCGCGACACCATGAACGACTGGTATAACGACCGCAACTTTGCCTATGGCCAGTACCGCGATCAGATGGGCGACTTCCAGTGGGACAAGAACTTTGACTATCAGGTGGGCCGCGACGAGATCGCAGACAGCCGATATGACAAGGAATGGGAATACGGCGTATCGCGTGACGAGCTGGAAGACAGCCGTTATGAAAATGAGCTTGCCTATGACAGAGTTATGGACATGCTTGAAAACGGCATTATGCCCGATGCAGCTGCCCTTGAAAAGGCCGGCCTTACATCCTCGCAGGCGGCGGCATATATCGCAGCGAACCAGAAGACCACCACATCGGGCGGCAGCAACAAAGGCGGCAACAACACAGGCACCGGCACCGGAAAATGGGACGATGTTGTGGCCTGGGTGGATAAGTATGGCGAGGACGCAGCTGAGGACTATATTGCAGAGCATTATAAAGCCCTCGGATATTCGACCAAGAGCCAGGCACTTGCCGGTTGGAAGAATTATCTGACTGAGAACAGCGGCAATGAGCCGACAGGACAGAGCACCCTTGCAGAGTTCGTCACATATCTCAACGGAGAGATAGAGAACGGCGCGACCATGAGCGAGGTGCAGAGCGCCATTGCAAATGCGGTGGCAGAAGGAGATATCACACAGGCGCAGGCATCCATCCTGCTCAGTGAATACGGAAGGTAGGGCTGCCGATGGCAAGCATGAAAGAAAAGTACGGCCACAATTTCAAAACTACATCAAAGAAGAACGAGAAGGACGAAAAGCAGACTTCCTCGGGAAAGAGCATGCAGGAGAAGTATGGCCATAACTTCACCGGCACTCAGAGGGAGAGCCAGAAGCCCGGCACCGTCATCGAAGCCAAGACTACACAGGCCGCCTCTCGCAGGAGGGGCGGCGCTTCGCCCGATGGCATAGACAGGGCCGAGGATATCGCATCGAGGGCGATCACCTCGCAGAGGGAAAGGGAAGAGAAGAGACAGGAAGCATCGGCATGGGATGTGGCCAAAAAGGCCCTTAACACCGGCGTGTGGCAGTTTGACAACGCAGTTGCAAGCACCCTTGACTTTGTTCTGCCTACCGATTTCCTGGGCAAGTATGACCCTGCATCCCGCCTCAGCGACTGGACAAAGGAAAACTATGAACGCGCCGAGAGGGAAAGACAGGAGACCCTTGCCGGCAAAGGCAAGCTTGCACAGATAGGCTCGGAGCTGGGCGTGGGCGTTATGTCTGCGCTGCCCAACTCTATCCTGGCATTTCTCTCGGGCGGACAGTCGGCGGCAGCTCAGTTGGGTGCAGCAAACACCGGCATGGTCAATCAGATCAGCAATGCCGTTACATCCATGAGAAAAGACCCTCTGTATTGGTCTTCGGTAGTTCAGACCCTCGGCAGCGATTATGATGAGGCAAAGGAACGCGGAGCCAATGATGCAGAGGCAGCCATTGCAGCTATTATTTCCTCGGGCATCAATGCGGCCATCGAGCGCAGCGGCGGTATTGAAGCTCTGCCCGATAACCTTGAGCGCGGCGGCAGAAGCAGCTTTGTGGAATGGATCCTCAGCATGGGGGACGAGGGCAAGGAAGAACTTCTGCAGCGCCTTGTATCGGGAACGACACAGAAGGCTGTTTATGATGATGACAAGCCTTTCTTCTCGATGACCGATGCAGAGGCAGTTGTCCATCCCGAAAGCATGGCCAAAGAGTTCCTTATGGGTGCAGGTGTAGCCGGCATCCTGGGCGGCGGTCAGATCGTCGGCGCCAACATGCTTAACCGCCTTGGCGGCAGACAGCAGCAGAGCCCCGATGTTTCACGGGAAACCGTACCTGCACAGCAGGCTCAGCAAATGACCGGCAAATTAAACGAGCAGGCAGAGCCCGAGCATATCACCCCTGAGGCCTTTGCCCTTGAGCTGGCCGAGGAAGAGATAGCAAGGCAGGAAGCCGAGGCACAGGCCGCGGCGTCAACTCGCACGGAGGTTACACCAACTCGCACGGAGGTTACACCAACTCGCACGGAGGTTACACCAACTGTTGCAGAAAGTGAAACAGTTGATGTAACAGAAATTACGCGGAATAATGTGACAGAGATCACAGAAAATACGGCGAAAGGTGCCGTGAGCGAGCAGAGGCAGACGGAGAGGGCCGAAACTCCTGCCAACACACAGAGAGATACCCGGAGCGAAAAAACCTCTCAGAGCGAGCCTGCGGCAGAATATGGCGAACATGGCAAGAGAGTTTTCAGCGAGATCCTTGAAAAAGAGGATATAAGCGCAGAAGATCTCTCGGCGCGTTTTGATGCAGCCTATGCAGCCGGCAGATCGGGCCTGCCTATGGAGATGGCCGACCTTGCAGACGGCATCCAGGCAGACGCCTTTACGGCAGGCAAGATGGACAACGTGGTTGAAAGCACAGCACAGCCGGCTCAGACGGATATTGCCAAGCCTATGGCCGAGGATTATACTGGTGCTGAAAACAATGAGAAAAAGCTGGGAGAGCTTGCTCAGGAGCTTATGGCATACAACCGTGTGCGCAAAGATGGACTGGTGTATCGCTTCATGGACTCCGGAGACGGCTATTTTGTCAGCATCGAAAGGGACAATTCCAAACTGGACGGCATGATTGCCGATGCCAGAGCCAAGCTGTTTGAGGGTGGGCCTTTTGCGACACGCCAGGAGGCTGTGGAAGAAGCATTGGCCGTGGCCCGAAGAAACTTTTACCCTGCGGCCGCAGAAACAGCAGATCAGAGAGGTATAGACAATGGCAGAGAAGAAACACAGCGACAGCACACAGAAGCTGATCGCGGCTCTGAAGGAGCACAGAGCAAGGCTGGAGAAGATGTCTCCGGAAGAGAGAGCGAAGGAAGAAAAGAAGGAGAAGGAATTGGCGGAGTTCCTGGGCCTGACAGGCAAGAGAGTGATAGACGAAGACATAGAGTATCTGGTGAAGAACTCGTAGAAATACTGAAAAAGGAACAGTTTGAACCGGAAAGAGACGAGAAGAAAGACCACGTGCCCCTCGGCACAAGCGAAGAGCTGGCCCACGTCCTGGTACATTCCAGCGGCTTTGAAAACGGCGACAAACGCATTGAGAACTTTTATAAGAACAACCCCGGAGCGACCAAAAAGGAAGCTGCCGAGTTTCTGAAAAAGGAGTTTGGCATCGGCGGCCGGACACACAATCTGACTGACGGCACAAGGGCTCATGCCATGTGGAACTCAAGAGGCATAGAGCTCTCTGTGTGGGACAGCGGCCAGAAGCATCTGTTCACCTGGGCACAGGTGGATGCTCATTACCGAGCAAAGTTCGGCATGGCAAGCAAGCTCGAAACTAAGAGTGAAACTAAGGCCGAGAAAAAGGCAGAAACAAAGGCTGCAGGAACACCGCAGCAGCAGATCGCGGACGAAGTGCGCAAATACCTCGACAAGGGTCAGGACTTCTCGGGCGAGCGCCTGTTCAGGATCGCCAACAAGGCATACGGCGGCACCCAGGCTGAGGGCAAATACACAGTCAAGGATGCCTATGACGGCATGGAGCTGGCCGTAAACCAGTATCTTATGAACGCCGAGTTCGTAAAGAACGGCAACGGATCGGCAGCCCAGGCACAGCAGACCCTTGACAGCCTTATAGAAATGCTGCGCCACATACCCACGCAGACCAAGCGCACAGAGGAAATGGAGAGCTTTCAGCAGTTCTCGACACCGCCCAATATCGCATACCTGGCGGCATGGGCAGCCAACGTGGCAGAGAATGACGTTGTGCTTGAACCCTCGGCCGGCATCGGCGGCCTTGCCCTCTGGCCCAAAGCATGGGGCGCGACAGTCTATGCAAACGAGCTTTCGGAACGCAGGCTGCAGTTCCTTAATCAGCTGGGCCTTGACGGCACATTCAACCTTAATGCCGAGCAGATAGACAACCTTCTGCCCGACAGCATCCGCCCGAGCGTGGTTATTATGAACCCGCCCTTCAGTTCGACTGCCGGCCGCACAAGCAAAAATGCAACGGCCAATGCAAAGCGCCACATCGAGCAGGCCCTTGAGCGCCTTGAGGATGGAGGCCGCCTGGTGGCCATCCTGGGCAACGGCATGGCCAATGACGCACCGGCGTTCAGATCGTGGTGGGATGAGCTCAGAAGAGAAAATGACATAAGAGCAAACATTCAGATCGACGGCCAGAATTACCGCAAATACGGCACGACATTTAATGTTCAGCTTGTAGTCATCGACAAGACAGGAGCCCAAAAGGGCGAGACCAAGACAGGCATTTTCAAGGATCTCTCGAAGATCCCGGCCTTTATGGAGGAAATAAGAAATGACAGAATTGCAGCGAATAAACGCAACACCTCTGTCGAGGGCAGTAAGAAAGCTGCTGCAGGAGCCCTGGGAGGGGAGCCTTTATCTGACACAGGCACTCAGACAGGCGATGGAAGACTTTCCCCCGGAGTTTCCGAGACATCTCGCACCGAGGGCGTGGAAAAGAAGAGAAAGCCTGGAAAACCTGCTGACAACAGCGGAAATGAGGCTCGAACCGGAGCAGCTGTATCGACTGATGACAACATCGGAAGAGATAGAGGAAATGGACGAACAGTATCTTCTGCAGAAGATAAACTCGGAAAAGGATCCGGACGAGAAGATATTGACTCTGCTGGAGGAAATATCGAGCAACCTGGAAAGCAGGTACAGCTTGAACTGACACCTGTAAAGGACAAGACAGCTGCTGCGGAAGTGGCAGAAAACCCCGACAGCATATATGCGACCTACACACCGAAAAAGGCACGTATCAAGGGCGCAAAGAAGCACCCGGCCCGACTGGTGGAAAGCGCAGCTATGGCAGCCGTAGAACCGCCTGACGTGACCTATACACCGGCGCTGCCCGAAAGCATAGTTAAAAAGGGACTTCTTTCGGATGCACAGCTTGAGAATGTCATTTATGCAGGACAGGCACATGGGCAGACCCTTCCCGACGGCCGCACAAAGGGTTATTTCATCGGTGACGGCACCGGCGTCGGCAAAGGCCGTCAGCTGGCAGGCATTATCATGGACAACTTCCTGCAGGGCAGAGACAAGGCTATTTGGATCTCGGAAAAGGCAGGCCTCCTGAACGATGCCCGCCGTGACTGGGGCGATCTGGGCGGAGATCCTGACGAGATCATGGATTTCAGCAAGGTCAAGCTGGGCCAGGATGTTAAGGCCGACAAGGGTATTCTGTTCACCACATATGACACACTTAAGACTTCGAAGAACGAGAAGAGCCGCCTTGATGCCCTCAAGCGCTGGCTGGGTGCCGACTTTGACGGCGTCATCTGTTTTGACGAAGCACACAATATGGCTAACTCGGCAGGCAAGATGGGCAAGCGCGGCAAGACCAAGCCGAGCGCAAAGGCCCTTGCCGGCATAGAGCTGCAGAAAGCTTTCCCAAAAGCACGTGTTGTTTACGCATCGGCTACCGGTGCTACCGATATCAGCGAATATGCATACCTGGAACGCCTGGGGCTTTGGGGCAAGGGCACGGCCTTTTCGACCTCGGAAGAGTTTATCTCGAAGATCTCGACCGGCGGACTGGCTGCTATGGAGCTGGTGGCCCGCGATATGAAGTCGATGGGTGTATATATGGCGCGCAGCATCTCTTATGATGATGTCACCTATGACACCCTGCAGCATGAGCTTAACCCCATGCAGACAGAGATCTATAACACCATGAGCAGAGCCTGGCAGACGGTGTGGCAGAACATGAATGAGGCCCTTAAGGTGACCGGCGCAGATAAAAACGGCAGGGCAAGAGGCAATGTAAACAGCGCCTTTTATACCTCGCAGCAGCGTTTCTATAATCAGATGATCACATCCATGTCGATGCCCTCGGTAATTGCCGACGTCCGCAGAGAACTGGACAACGGAAACAGCTGCGTTATTCAGCTGGTGAACACCAACGAGGCGCAGGCCAACAGATCTATCGCAAAGTTTGAAGACGAGGGACTTTCCCTTGATGACCTTGACCTGACACCTTCGGAAATGCTGGCCGACATGGTCAGAAAGGCATATCCGGTGCAGGAATATGAGGAATATACCGATGACAGGGGCAACATTCAGACCCGCCCTGTCATGGATAAAGACGGCAACCCCGTCCTGAGCAAAAAGGCGCTGCGCATGAGAGATGAACTTCTTGAGGATGTTCAGAACATGAAGGTGCCCGATGGCCCCCTTGAAATGCTGTTTGACGCTTTCGGCGTGGACAACGTGGCCGAAGTCACCGGCAGAACACGCAGGGTGGTTGAGAAGATGGACGAAGACGGCAAAATGCGCCGCACCCTTGAAAAGCGCAGCAGCAAGGCAGGCATTGCCGATGCTCAGATGTTCCAGGACGGCAAGAAGCGTATTCTTATCTTCTCGGAGGCAGGCGGCACCGGCCGCAGCTATCACGCAGATCTCCGCGCCAAAAATCAGCAGAAGCGCGTACATTACCTGCTGCAGCCCGGCTGGAGCGCATCCAAGGCCACACAGGGCTTTGGCCGAACACACCGAAGCAACCAGGCAAGTGCACCTATATTCCGCCTGGTAACCACCAACGTAATGGGACAGAAGCGCTTTACCTCCACGATCGCGCGCAGGCTCGATCAGCTGGGCGCACTGACAAAGGGACAGAGGCAGGCCGGCAGCGGCATCTTCAGCGAAAAGGACAACCTTGAGAACCCGATCGCAGCTGACGCACTGGCAACCTACTATAAGAGCATCGACCGGGATGTTCTTCGCAAGCTGGGCCTTTATAACAAGATCTTTGATGAAAGCGGCAAGCTCAATGAAGGTGCAGAAGAGCTCAGGGATGTATCGAAGTTCCTTAACCGCATCCTTTCCCTTGAGGTAGAGGAACAGAACGAAGTCTTCCAGGGCTTCTATGATACCTTTGAGCAGATGATGGACGTGGCCATTGCCAACGGCACAGTCGACATGGGCCTTGAAAACTACCGTGCGGACAAGATCGAGGTCATGGATGAGAAAACTGTGCGCAAGGGCGAGGGCGGAGCCGACACCAAGTATGTTCAGATGAAGACATACAGAAAAACCGAGCTTGTAAAGTATTCGGAGCTTAAGGACTGGCACCAGGACTTCAAAGGACTTGTTCGCCTTGAGGACGGCAGCGTAAAGGCCGTCTATCAGATATCGAGCAGGACTAACCCGAAAACGGGTGAGATCCAGCAGCGCTTTAAGCTTGAGAGCCCGGCAAAAGGCAACAGCAGTACCTTTGTGGAAGAGACTCTTAAGAACAAGACAACGGCCATTCCCAAGGCCGAGTGGAGCAAGGCATGGAAAGAAGAAATGAATAAGGCTCCCAAATATAACGAGAGCACCCTTCATCTTCTGACCGGCACACTTCTGCCTATATGGGACAGACTGCCTTCAAACAACACACGTGTAATGCGCGTTATGGCAAGTGACGGCCGCCAGTTCCTTGGCAGGGTTATCATGCCTACACAGATAGACGGCGTTCTTAGTGGCCTTGGCACAAACCGCACCATGCAGACCTATACTCCGCAGCAGATCTCTCAGAGCGTTCTGCAGGAGGGCAAGGAAGCAGTTCTCAGAGATAACCGCATGAAGATCTTCCGCCGCCGCGTAAGCGGAGAGTGGCGCATGGAGATCTCCGGACAGAATATGTGGTATATCGCAAGGCAGTATGCCGGCATTATCACAGAGCGCATAAACTATGAGCAGCGCTTCTTCATCCCGACAGGGGAAAGGGGCGAGGCTATTCTCTCGGAGCTGACAAAGCATAACCCTGTGGTGGATATCCGCAAGGGAGCCGCAGAGGGCATCGACATGATGCGCGAGACCGGCAGACCCGACCACTCGGACGAATGGACAGCCGACAGGGTAGGCAGCAGGGATAAGAAGCCCAAGAGCCTTTCCGAGATCATCGAGGGCATCCGCCACGACTTCGGCATTCAGATCACTACCGGCCATATCAGGGCAAAGGATGTACGCGGCCAGTATAATCAGCATAACCAGGGCATTAGATCGAGGATCGCAAATGACCTTCCGACAATCGCACATGAGCTGGGCCACCACCTTGACAATATTTATGACCTGCAGGGCGGCCTGACTGGGGCAATGCAGAACGAGCTTAAGCAGGGCATTGATAAGGCTTTGGCCGACACCTATTCCAAAGCGGAGCTTATGGGAGAGGGCCTTGCAGAATATGTGAGAAAATACCTGCAGAACCGCGAGACAGCTGCCATTGACTATCCGGAGTTCACAAAATACTTCCTCGGCACCATGACCGGCAAGGATGCAGCTCTTATTGCTCAGTTGGCCGACGAAGTGAACGCATATTACTCGATGGATGCCGACTCGGCCACAAGCTCTATTCGCCTTCGCGAAGAAAAAGTGCCCGATGCACGTACCTTTGGCGAGAAGATCAGAGACAAAGCCGGCGCACTTTATCAGGCGTGGATGGACAGCAACCACGGCATAAGGCTCTTTGATGAGGCCACAGGCTCGAACACATATACTCTTGCAAGCAACGCAGCCTATGCCGATGCTATCGCAGGACAGATCATTGTGGGAGACCTGACAGACGCGAATGGCCGATATGTAGCCCCCGGCCTTAAGGCGGCCCTTAACGGCATTGATCTTAACAATGAAGAGGAATATCGCCTGTTCGGTGAATACCTCACTGTCAGACACGGCCCCGAGCGCCTCAGAGAGGGCATGCGCATTTTTGCAGATGACCGCAAAAACTCGACCGACTGGATGCTCAGACGAGCAGACGAGCTGGAGAGGCAGCACCCGGAGTTCAGGGATGCGGCCGAGAGGCTTTACACATTCATCGGTGACTTCCATCAGACATGGGGCGTTGAGACCGGCCTTATCGGCCAACTTACCCTTAATGAGTGGAATAAGAGATGGAAGAACTATGTTCCCCTTAACCGCGCCGTCAGCGAAGAAAAGAGGGGCATTGGAGCAAGACGCGGCTTTGCAAATCAGAACAGCACGATCCGCAGAGCAAAAGGCAGCGGCCTTGACATTGTCCACCCTGTTGATAACCTTGTGAACAACATGGTAAAGATGGTCAATGCCGGCGTAAGAAACAACGTCATGCGCGCTATCACCGATGCAGCCGACAGCACCGGAGCCAACGCGGCTTTCCTTGAAAGAGTGCCGGCGCCTCTTACGGCAACCAAAATGGATATGACCGGCATTAAGCAGGAGCTCAGCGACAAAATGATGGAAAGCGGCATGTCGGCCGAAGATCAGAACGTGGCAAATGAGATCATCGGAAACCTTGATGATATCCTCATCCAGTACGGCAGAGGCAAGGCCCACGGCGATATCGTCACAGTTCTTAAGGGCGGCGAGCCTCAGTTCTGGAAGATCAACGATCCTCTTATGCTTTCGTCCATCACGACGATGGCACCTAAGAAGATGGAAGGCATCCTGGATGCTTATGCTGTAATGAGCCGATTTATGACGTCCAATATCACCGGAAATAACGTGGTGTGGGCGCTCTTCTCGAACTTCCCCCGAGATATGATGACGCTGTTCACATACTCGAAGGTGAAGAACCCTGTGAAGATCATAGGCTCGATGGGCAGCGCGTATATCAACAAGATCAACGAGACTGCAGGCAAGGAAGTTGACCCGCTGTACCGCGAATATCTCGCCCTGGGCGGCGGCCATATCAGCGCATATACAGCAGACCGCGACCTGGCAAAGACAGCTCGCAAGAAGCTCTCGGGCAAAAATATAAGCGCAAATCCTCTTGAATGGATCGCCTTTACAAGCGACATTATCGAGATGGGCCCGCGCTTTGCCACATACAAGCTGCTGAGACAGAACGGCATGACCGAGCAGGAAGCTTTCTACGGCGCTATGGATATCACAGTCAACTTCCGCCGCGGTGGCCACGTGGCCCGTGAGCTTAACAAGGTCATTCCTTTCTTCAATGCAAGTGTTCAGGGCCTTGATAAGTTCCGCCGCTGGATCACGGCCGAGGATATCAAAAAAGAAGACAGGGCAAAGGTTGTAAGGTCGCGTACTCTTACTTATTTTGCGGTAAGCGGAGCCCTGGCAGCTCTGTTCTATGCCATCAATAACGGCGACGATGAAGAGAAGGAAGATTACCATCAGCTGTCCAACTACACGAAGAACAGCTATTGGAACATTCCTCTCGGTGACGGCAAATATTTTGCCATTCCCAAGCCCCGCGAGCTGGGCGTTCTCAGCTCTTTCTTTGAAACCTGTATGGAATACGGCATCGGTGAAAACAAGCATGCCTTTGATGAGTTCTACGCCTACGCATCGGAGAACTTCCTGCCTGCAGTCGTTTCGGATATTGCGCAGGTAGGGGACAAGGGCCTTGTTGAGACCGGCATGGGCATCGTTGGCAGCCTGGGTATGATCGGCGTTGTGGGATATCTCGGTGCAAACCGCGACTTCCTGGGCAAGCCTATTGTATCGAGCAGCCTGCAGAACCTTGAGAAAAAGGACCAGTATACAAGCCGTACAAGCAAGATCGCATACTATATCGGCCAGGCCTTTAATGCCAGCCCGACACAGGTGGATTACTTCTTCCAGCAGGTGCTGGGCGGATGGTGGAAGGCGCAGAAAGCGCTGTTCCCGGTCGGCAGCGAGGAAGTGGATATGACCCTGGGCGTTAGAAACACCTATGTCAAGGACAACCAGTATTCCAACGATATTGTAAACTGGATGTATGACAAGGCCGATGCTTCGGCTAAGGCCAAGAGCAGCGCACCGGGAGATATCGGCAAGGCGATCACAGCTAAGATGGACAGCAACATGACCTCGTTCTATTCGAGGTATTATAAGCTGGCCAAGAACAACGGCGAGACCACGGCCACAAGGGGCACACGTCAGCTCGTCCTGGACATGATTAACGAATACCGCAAGGCAGATGATACCGGGGCTCTTACACCGGCTCAGGAGGCGGTATACGCCGTCTGTGAGGCACAGGGCAGCATAGATTATCTGCCGGCAGTCATACAGAGCGAGATCAAGGACGGAAACGACCGGAAACACACACTTTCGGATGTTCAGTATGTCGAGTATCAGACCGATTATAACCGCCTTTACTGGGAATACGTGGAAGATAATCTGAGTAAAACAAAGGGGAATAAAGAGAAAGCAGCCGTGCTCACGGCCGCAAAAAAGGTCGCAAAAGAGCAGGCAACCAACCGTACACTTGCCAGGATCGGCGCAAAACAGACCGATTTTAAGCAGAAATATGAGGGCATCAGAGATAACGACATCGTAAGTTTCGAGGCAAAAGTAGACCTTGCAAACGATGACGGAAGCCTGAAACAGGAAGAGATAGTCGAGATTGTTTCGGCCATGATAACACAGGGACTCTCCTATGATGATGCCTATACGCTGTTCCATTCGAGGTATGAAAGCGACAAAAATAACCCCTGGGCAAAGTATAAATAAAGGTTTGTGGAAACTGCTAAAAACCCCTGCGAAATACACACATAATACACACAAAAGCTCAAAACCCCAGTAAATACTGGGGTTTTGGCGTGTGATGGATTTCTGGACTGGTATTATAGCACTATAAAAATGGACGAAAAAAAGCCTTAAATAGCGGTATTATAAGGGATTTATATAACTTTTTATGCTGTTTCAAGGTGGGTAAAAATCACTAAAAGTTGCTCAATTA